GTTTGTTAGGAACGGTAAATGTGAAATTATACCTTCTAATTTCACCATAAAATGTAGATGGCTCTGGAAAATCTTTATATATTTCGTGCCAAATTTTATAACTCACTTCATCCAATGGCGTAACAAAGCATACCTGCAATCGTGGTTTTGCTGTTACGCGTACACCATTAACCTGTGCGGTTCTATAATGTGCTGACAATGTATAAGAGTTTCCTGGATGAATCCCGTTTTGAACTTTTGTTTCTGGATAATTATACGTGTCGACACGGACTGCATTTACCATTTGTTCATAGTTAAATATAAAAGTATTATTTTCTATCACTACACCGTTTCCTTGTACTTTCCAAGGTAGACCGTATCCAGCACCAAACCCCTGATAATTGGAGTTACCTATGTTCAATTTTGGAACACTAGAAAAATCATGATCGGCTATTAAATTTCGTTTTGGCATAACGGTTGTTTTCGTTCCCCATTCATCTTCAAAAAGGAAGTCTAACATTTTAATAGTAACGCCGTTTTTATCGATGGTAATTTTATCGCCATTAACTTTGATGATATTCGTATCAATACCCTTTGCAGTTAACCATTGCACCATTGTATCAGCACTGATAGCAAGTTTTGAAACACTAATAGTAATCTTTTCGGCTGTCTGGTTAATAGCAGAAATGATGTCGCCTTTTTGTACGGTACTAGTAATTGCTTTTTCTGTTAAATCAATACGTGCTGCTTGTCTTTCAACGTAAGCTTTATCAGCATAACGTCCATCAGATTCTATTCTTGTATATACTTCTGTTTTAACTGCAGCAAGACTAATACCCTTTGCATTTGCGGAAATAAGACGTTCTAACTCTGTTACCTTTGTATTGTAACTTTCAGTGGCTACTTTTTTAGATATCTTATCTAATAAATCTTGCTTGTTTTTTGTAACAGTGTTCTTTAACTCAGGTATTTGAAAACCACCGATATAATCTTCTACTTGTTTAATTCCAATTTTTGCTTCAATTGCTGTGGCCTGTTGTTGAATTTTAGAATTAGCATCGGTAATCTTTTTTCCTTGATCGGATACTACATTGTTCAAATTACTAACTGTGGTGGATAGCCCGCTTGCTGTTTGCTCTACTGTAGTCATACGCTTTTCGAATCCGGATTGGCGATTTTGCACATTGGTTACAGTGGTTTTTACGCCATTCACACTTTTTTCGATCTCAGTTGTTTTTTTAGTGAATTCATCATTCGTTACTTGGTTTTCTGGAGCTGGTGTCCAATCCTGTGGCTTATTACCTTTATATAACGCAACCCATTCTACAACGGATTTTGTATTGTTATTTGGAAAGTTATACAGATTTAACTTTCTTTCATTTCCACTCGTTGTTACTACAGCTTTAAAAGTTACATAGGTAATACCATTCGTATAAACACTTGTTGCATATCCAACATTATTTGAACCACCATTCTGCCAAATTCCAAATTTCTGGCCTTGCGGGACACTCCCTTTAATAACAAAAGTATATTCCTCACCTGGAACAAAATTTTCAGTTAGAGAATATGGATTGATTAGATAATCTGTTTTTTCGTATTTAACATTTGAATCTAATAACAGATTACGCCCTCCAGCTTTATCGGTATTAAATTTCTTTTCTACGATCTCCAACTTCTCACTAATCTGGCCAGCCTTTTCTGTAATTTCAGTTGTGGTTTTCTTTAGATTATTAGTTGTTTGCTGCATCTCAGAGATGGTCTTTTTCGTACCTTCAGCAGTCTCTACCACTGTACTTAATTTTTCAGTGATTTCACCGTCTTTTTTTATTAAAGATTCAATAGATTTAGTAAAACCTTCGTTGGTTTGTTTCATTTCAGAGACAGTTTTGTCAATTTCACCTTGAGAGTTTTGTACATTTTTAATCGTTTGCGAAACTTCTTGGAGACTATTTTTAACTTCCTTGAATTGTCCATTGGTTTCACTTTGCGCTTCTTCCACTTTCTTATTTAATTCTTCTTTTGTGAATTTAATATCCTTATTAACCTGCTCAAGTGTATCTTTCTTAACTAACTCCACATCAGGAATAAGAAGTTCCCAATCTTTACCGTTCCATACTTTTAAGATACCAGGTTTACCATTACTGATATCTCGCCATATCGTCTTACCAATTTTAAGATTCGTTGTTGGCGGATTTACAGCTTCGATGATTTCCACGGTATTATTTTTTAGATTTTCTTGAACTTTTTCGGCTAATTCTTTTGCTATCTGACTCTCTTTTTGAGCTTGTTCGGCTGTCCCTTTCGCTTCTTCTGCCAACTTTTCTAGTTGCTCTAATAGTTCTTTATTAGCTTTATTACCTAAAGAAGCAAGTACTCTATTGTATAATTTTCGCATTTCTTCGTTTGGATCGGTAATTTCACGATAGTCACCAAATATATATTTATCTTGTGAAGAATCCGTAAATGATTCATCACAAGCGATTGCACGTGCTTCTAAATAAAGCTTCGGTGTAAATCCAGTATCTTTAATTCGAATTGTATCTCCTTCATTAATTATCTCGTGAGATAATCCAAATACACGCCCTATAGCTGCGCCTTCTACATCGTAAACAACAGAAGTATTAACGCGTTTTGCAAACTCTGTTTTCATAAGAGTCAAGAGACGCTTTGGTGTCATATTTTGTTCTTCTGTTTCTGGAGTGTAAAAGCCAAATTTATGTTTACCATTCTCGTTCCAGCGTTGATAGGCATCGCTATCAGTAATATAAGGTAAACCATCATTAATGCTTTCAACTGTGATGATGGTATTCCCTTCGCCCTGAACGAATCCGACTAAGGCAGTACAAATATCCCTAGAATGCTCAATACGTCTAACACCGACTAAATCCTTCCCTAAAGTTACTTCCTTGCCAGTGTCTCTACCGCGTTTTTTCACCATATCCACGTACCAGCCAACAATCTGTGAACCGACTACTTCTACACGGTATTGAATCTCTAATTCAAATAAAGAAGCTATTTTCTTTAAAAAAGTAAGAGGATCTATAATGGTATCAATGGTCATGGTATGGAAACCAGCATACTCTGTTTTTCCACGTTTCCACTTCGTACCTACAAGAGCCATATCCATGAATTGATTTACTGTTTTACCTTCTATACGTTGTGGCATGATATAACCGTCTTTTGCCATCTGAACCCATGCACCCGAAGTACGTACAGTAAGTGACCTATCTCTTGAATCCTTTTCAACCTCATTATTTATAACGTAAGGAACAATCCGTCCATCACGTACTTCTTTTAAAACTAAATTTTGCTGCATAAGTGTCGCTGCATGCTCTGTATTATCAAACACTTTAAACTCTAAAGTATCGATATTGTTCTTAATCTCCCAATGACGTATATCATCCCAATAATTTTGTGGCTGGATATTAGCAACAATTTGGTCCGTTTTAAAATCAATAACATGAAGTGTGCCGCTAGGTGCTCTCATCGATATCTCTCCCTATATGTTACTTTGGCTATTCCCACATCGGAAGGCATAATTTCAAGCTTGTTTGATCCTTTTCTAACAACTGGATAATCACTGAATATATCTTTTAAATTTATAACTTTTCTACCGTTAATCGATACAAGGCTTCGCTCGGTATCAATAACTACCTTATCTCCAACATCAAAAATGTAAGGTGGATTATCTTGTGTATTCATATTGACCTTCCAGATTTTCAAATCATCAATGCTCATGTCTGTACAGAACATGTTATCCGAAAATTGACTGATGCTAATTTGAACTTGTGCCACTTTGTCCATATTCACATTGTTTTCATCTTCCCACACAACAAAGCGTTCCGAGTCATCCTTTTCGGTATTCCATAAAAACTTAGAAATATACGCTTCCCACCTATTACCGGTACGCGCTAACCACAAGCGACCACGATATTGATTCCATGTAGTAGGATGGTCCCCTGGTTCATTTATAAGTACTCGCTCACCAGCTGGTTTCTTTTTGTTGCCAAGCTTAGCGAACCCTGTATTTTGTTCAGCTTGCCAATGGACATCATTCATAGAAATACGAGCTACATAGTCACTGTTTTCATCCAATAAACCTATTTCAACGCGTCCCATTTGATCTGGATGCGAGCTTTTTACCCCAACATACGCCTGCATAATAAAGTCTTGCAGTGGCCCTTGCGGAATGTTCTTTTTGGCTATGCAACCATGCCATCCTTTTATGTTTGTTTCACCTAAATAAGCCGGAACTAGGCGTGAGCCTGCATCCACTTTGAAAGCTCCTCCCCCTACCATATCTTCTGCATTCGGAACATCCGTCCATCCTATAGTGGTAGACATTTCATCCCACATAACACGCTGATTTCTCTCAACAGGTACCTGATCCATTCTAAGCGGCCATCCAATACGAAAGTAATTATCTCCATTCCATACATCAAGAAAAGTGGCTGGTTTCGTTACCTCAATTTCAATAATTGGGTTAGATTCGAGACTTCCTTTGTTTTGAATATTCGCTACTAGCCCACGCTCATTAGCTTGAAATTCTATGGTTCTTGTAGGACCTAATTTATATGGCATTTCACAAATAAAAGTAAGTACTCCTTCTCCTAAATTCACTAATTGCTGTGGGTCAAAAGATTCATCAATAACGGCCAAATACGTACGATCTTTTTCATCATCAAAGATCAGTTCTTGAGGTTGGTCTGTAATAAGCCAATTAGCTATTTCTTCCTTTAACTTTTCGGCCTCTTCCATAGATTCATAAAATAATGAAACTGGTACAATTATTTTCCTCATTTTTGTTTGTGTTCTTATCAAACGCCCACCTGGATAGTGAGGAACTTCAAGAAATGTACGTTCCAAAGGAGCCCATGCAGGGCGTTTTTTACCCTGCAATGGGATTACATTCGGATTGCTTTTCCCGTTAAAACTAAAGAAACTAATTCCAGTCATATCATCACCTGCCTAAAATACTCTCAATCTTTCTTTCTCGCTTTCTTGAAACTTGCTAACATCTGAGTAGATTTCCTTCGCTATTTCTCTGCCGTTCAAATTAACTTGCAAGATAGTTGGACCTTGTGATGCATATTGCTGTGCTCCAGCTTGTTGAGTTAATGGTAGTGACCCCATTATTCCATTAGCAATGGCATCAAAGGTTTGTTTGCGCAGGGGTAACACCGTTTCGTCATATCCTCGAGCATCCCCAACCCCGATTAATGTAGGGTTACCTGGTTTAATTAAAGCGCCGTTTGCAGCCCACTTAACACTGAAAGATGGTAAACCTTCACTTGCCCAATTAACAGGATTTAGTGATCCATTTACACTAATCTTCGGAACAGGAATGTGAATACCACTAAACATATTTGCTACGCCATTTTTAATTTTATCAATCCATCCCATAATTCCATTCCAAGCTTCTTTAATAGGATTAATCAGTTTGTCTTTAATTTTCATAGCGGCTTCACCTATATCAATTGCCATACGAACTACAGAAGCGATTGGTTCCTTAATAAATGTCTTGAAATATCCAACAACAGTAGACCACATGCTACTAATCGTAGAGCCAAAAGAAGATGCAAGCCCTTTCACTGCGCCGAAAATTTGTTTAACAAATGAAAATTGAATAAGCCCCCAGATTAATTGGATTGCACCACTGAAAATTTGTTTTATCCCTGTCCACATTCCGGAGAAATCACCAGTTAAAACAGATGCGAAAAACTTGATAATTCCCATAATGAGATTAACAGCACCCTGGATAATATCCTTTATAGCGTCCCATGCGCTTTTTACAATCATCATTACAGCTGGCATTACAAAAGTTATAATAGATTGAATGATTGAAAAGGCATTTTTTACGGCTTGTACAATTTGATCTCCGTTTTCTTTCCAAAACGAGGTAATTTGCGCTATAATCCCATTCACAAAGTTGAGGACATCTGTCAGTAAAGGTATTAAATAAGGAGCTATTGTGCTAAATACACCTTTAATAAATTCCCAAGTAGCGCTAATTATTCCCATAATTACTGGTGCTTGCGCTACTATCAAGGATTGTACATTTTCTATGAAACTACTCAATTGAGCATGCACATCCTGAACGAACATAATAATATCCGCTTTCTGCTCAGGTGAAAAACCTAACTTATCTAAGAAATTACTTGCAGCTCCCCAATCACCAGATACGAGAGCTTTCATAGTTTCTACACCATATTGCACTGCCGCTGTAGTTTCTTGTATAAACTGAATTGCATTAGCTGAAAAGCCTAGTTTAGTAAGGATGTCGTATCCTTCAACTAAAGCATTTCTATCACCAGTTGCAGCAATCCAAAATTGCTCTATAGCGGCGCCGACTTGTTGGATGATCCCGATAGCATTGCGAAGTGGTTCGAACACTTTATTCATAGCTTCTTGCCGTTGACGTGTTTGCTCAATACCTTGTTGAAGTTTTTGATATTCAACCTCAGACTCATCAAGAATTTTATTAGCTTCTTCCTGAGTCATTTTCCCTTCTTCAACCTTCATTTTTAACTCTTCTTTTTTCTGAGCTAACATACCATCAGCGTTCATCATATCTTCGGCATGCTTCTTAGATAGAGCTAACTTTTCGTTATACTCTTCTTGCGTTATTTTCCCCTTTTTGAGATTCATATCAAGAACAGCTTTAGATTGAGCTAACTGCTGATCAGTTTGTTGCATTAATTTAGCTGCTTCGACCGCTTTACCAGATGGATCAAGCCAGTCAGTAAGAGATTTCACTGCGCTATTTGTTCCATTAGTCATAGCAACAAGTGCAGGTTCAACATGAGAAAATACAACAAGTCCCAAATTCTCTAATCTAGATTTAACTCCGTCAACTGCACCAGATAAGTTGTTGGCCATTGTTTCAGCCATAACTTTGGCAGAACCTTCAGAAGTTTCTAGTGTATTTACCATGTCATCAAATGCAGGTTGTCCACCCTTGATAACTTGAATCCACCCTGCATAGGCTTCCTCACCGAATATTGCTTTTGCAGCGGCAATTTGTTGAGATTCAGATAACTTTCCAAATCCGTCGTGTAACTGTCCGATGATTTCATTCATTGGTTTCATGTTACCTTCAGAATCTTTAACAGTTACATTTAATGCAGATAATGATTTAGCAGCCTCTTTTGGTGGTGCTGCTAACCGAGATAAACCAGCACGTAATGCCGTACCAGCCATTGAAGCTTTAATACCGCTATTTGCAAATATCTGAGCAATTGCGGCAGTTTCTTCAATATTCAAACCAAATGTAGCCGCTACTGGAGCAGCGTATTTCATGGTTTCGCCCAGCTGCTCAACGTTTAAATTGGCAGTCGCTTGGGCCAGCGCGAATACGTCAGCAGCTCTTCCTGCTTCTGAAGCTTTCATACCAAATGGAGTCATTGTATCGGTTACTATATCTGAAGCTTTTGCAAGGTCTAATGCACCAGCTGTCGCTAAATCAAGTAGCGGTTTACTAGCCGCAATCATTTGGTTGGAGTCCCAGCCTGCAAGGGCCATATATTCATAGGCTTGAGCTACGTTTGTAGCTGACCAACGTGTTTCAGCACCTAATTTACGTGCGTTCGCTCCCAGTTCAGCCATTTGTAAAGCGTTAGAACCAGAGAGAGCTTCTACTTTTGACATCTGCTGGGTATATTCAGAACCGACCTTAACCACACCAGCAATCGCAGCTCCTACCCCTACCGCAACACCGACTAATCCGCCCATAGCAATTGCAGCACCACCTACAGATGATCCTAATCCAACTGCCGCTTGTCCAACTTGACCAAATCCACGCCCTAAGATACCTGTGGTTCTTTGTCCACTTCTTTCTGCATTAGTCAATCCTCTTTGTAACTGATCGTCCTTTAAGAAGATTGACCCAAACATCTTAAATAATTCCATTTATTCACCCGACTTTCCGCGGATTTTCGCAACTCGAGCGAACACTTCTTTTTTCGTGAGTTTCTGTTTCGGTATTTGTTCGATAAAATCATTGTATTGTTGTACCTGTTCTTGAGTTGGATTTTCGCGCTTATGTTTAAATTGAGGAAATGTTTCATCACAGTACGGTTGTAGGGCGCACCATTCTTCCCATAACATGCGGTCCATCTCTTTTTTCTTTGCGGTGAGATACAAATTAATAACTATCTCGGCATCCAAACCACGTATGTACTCCATGTTCGGATAACGAGAAGCTAAGGTATCGATGAAGTCTATTTCATCAAGTTCACCGCATTGGAAAAAAGCTTAACCAGTCCAACTTCTGAGTTTTTAATTGCAGTAAACAACTTCGCTAACTCTTCTAGATTTAAAGTTCGTATTGTTTCCCAATCTGGGGATGCTTTTTTACCGTTTTCATCTTCACACACTAATAGATCAGAAATGAACTCGAAAAATTCTTGCTCAGCCTCTTCTAATCCAAAGATAAACTTCATAATGATGTCGTAACCGAACGTCTCTTGTGCAGCTAATACATCTGCTTGTGTTGCCCCTTCTTTATTTCGTACGCCCATCATTAAATCTTTAAGTAAGTTAATATCAACCTTAAATTTCGATTTCTTCAAAATACGAACTACAGAAAATAAATCTCCGCCATGAATTTGTCTCACTTTGTATTCTTTTTCTTGAATTGCAATAGTCACATTTATTCCTCCTTAAAATAAAAAGAGCAGGGATTGTCCCTACTCTTTAACCTGCTGGTATTAATTTAGCTACTTCTGTCGCTGTTAAAATACGTTTTTTCCATGGTACTTTTCGAATGTTTTCTGGATCACGATGTCCTGTGAATGTTACTTCTGGAACAACTTCACTCTCATTTTCAAATCCTAGTTCTAATGAACCGTCAGATAGTGCGTTATATACGATAATTTCAACGATATCGCCACCTAAAGTTTCACCAACCCATGCTACATTTTTAAGATAGCTTTCTTTCGTAAGACGTTCCGTTGCTTCAATTACATCGTATTTGATAGTTTTTCCGTCTTTCGTAACGCTTTCTTCGAAAACTTTTAATCCAGCAATAAAGTTTTTAATTTTATCTTTATCAAGGAATTCAAGTGTTTTAAAACTGATTTGAGTTTTTGATTTCGTAATACGTTTCATCCCCATAGTGTCACCAGGAGAACCATCATATTCAATTTCTTTAAACTCTGGTTCATACTTAAACGAACCACCACCTTGTGTGGCACCTACTGGTAGTTCATCTTTTTCCCCGTAATTAAAGAAGAATGCCCCCCAGTCTCCAAAGAGAACATTTTCTGGTTTTGGTTGTGGAGCTGCCATATAATCAACCCTTTCTATTGTTTAAAATAAGTTCGTAAAATGAACCGCACTTCTTTGCGTATGATATTTGGGTCTGAATCAGGTACTTTCTGACTCGAAAGATAAGAAATAGCAGCACCAAATTCAGCGCTGCTTAATCTATTTCTATGAAGATTGCTTTCTAGTTTCGTAATCAGTTCGTCTATTTGAGCAAGATGAGCAGAAGTACCGTAAATATCAATTGTAAGCATGATATTTTTTCTTCCCCATGATTCTTTATCATCATTAACCGTGTACACCAAATAAGGCATTACAGCGGTTGTTTTAGCGATTTCATAATACGTTTCTTTATCAATTTGTTTTAATTCACTGTGTAATATATTTATAAAGTCATTCATGCTATCTACCTCATTAACGACGAATAGGTTCGCGTGCCAACTTGTGTAATTTGCGGTTTATTGCTCTCTGCTGCTGGTCTAAGAAAAGGCTGTGCATGTTGCCCTTGAGTTTTAACCATCTTCCCTGTTTTAGGGTCACGGTACATCCAAGGAGTTTTACGCCCATCACCGTCTACAGCAAAAATTCCTGTTCCTTTCTCAACATAAATTCCATGATCAGCAGAAGTACCGATAATAACTTTTTCTTGCTCTGCTTTAGAACTAATGCTTCTTCTTAGATTGCCAGTGTCTACAGCAGCAAGTAATTTAGCTTTAGAAGATACAAATTGACCAATAGCAGTATGAGCTGCTTTCTTTGCAGCCAAATGTCTTGCCATAACAGCGGCTCTATTTGATTGAAATTTCATGCTCATATGGCAACATCTCCAATTCTATTTGAAAGAATCTACCCGCATTCATTGGATCGCCCGGATAAGTAACGCTGTATACCTTCTTATCGATAACTAATCTATCTTGAATAGTTACGTCGAAAAGCATGCAGTAAAAGAAATGTGTGCTTTTCTCTTCTACTTTCTTATTGCGAGCATCCTTTGTCCCTTGGATTGCATCCAATACACCTTTAACAGTATTGATTTCTTTCCATTCTTCTATTGGATATGGTCCATCATCAAAACCAGCGTTGCGAAGTACTGTAGCATCTTTTCCAAACTTGCGAATCATTGACTGAATCATCGAATACGTAACCTCACTTTCAGCCCCTTCGTGATGCTTGCTGGATAATCTCCCACGTCATCATAAGTAACAGAATAGTTGCCTAATGATTCGCTTTTCTTCCCTTCTCTCTCCTGCTCCATATACTGATGAACCACCATTTTAGCGATAATACCTGGATAAGCAGGAGGAAATTCAGGAATCTTTCTATTTGTGTACTCAGCAACCATAAACATTGTATCTCCAATGCTTATTAATACGTTTTCATTACTTACATTAGGCACTTGTAGCTTTACACGTTTTAAAATTTCTGCTTTCATATCTTCCATCTAATCACCTACTTACGTAAAAGAAAAAATGGAGAAGGCTTATTAAGCCCCTCCACCTGGTTTTTCCGGAGTAATTGATGTAACTGTAGCTGTAAGTACCGCTATTGACTCTTGACGAAGGATATCCCCACCATAAACCATAAGACCACGAATACCATCTGCAAAGGAATTTTGCAGACGTTGTGCCTCTGTTTCAGTTAACTGTGTCCCGTATCCAATGGCAGACTTATGAAGACCTAAAATTTTATACTTACCACCAGTACCGTGAATTTCTTCTGATACAACGATTTGTGATCCATTAATAATCTGTCCTTCAACAATACCATTTTCTAAAACAACAGGTTGCTTAGTAAAGCGATCATCTTTAGATAATAAACCTAAAACCTGAGAATTGATGATTGTGAATCGTTCAGTTTTAGGAACCTTTTTAATATTTAAAATCGTATTTAAGTCTACAATGTAATCATATGCATTTTTAGGTGATAACTCAATTGGACTAGAGTCACTCCCAATTGTATGAGTTTTATGAGCGCCTTTATAAAGCCCTAATACGAATGTATCAACGGTTTCCTGAAGTACCGCTCCTGCCTCTTGTGTATGTGGGTCGATTAAATCCCCAGCAGCCTGAACTGCATCTACATCATCAACTTTGAAAGCAAAATACTTTTGTTGATCCATATTAATTTCTACTTTAGAAGGGTTGGTATCATCCCATTCGATTGTACCATTATAATCTTTTACATTTACTGCGCCTACACGATTAAAGATAATCTTATTACCTTCGATTTTCGTTGGCGTTGTTGTAATTAAATCCGCAATAGAACGCTTGTGGAAGTTCGCCATCAAGCGAGCTTCCCAAATTGTTGGAATAAAAGTTGATACTGACATATATTAATTCCTCCTTATTGTTTTTCCATAACAAAAGAGATTACTAAACTAGCAATCTCTTTTGTTCGTTTTATATTTTTTTGAATGTATCATTCAAATCATTTAACTTCCCTAGTGCTACTTACCCCAATTGCGCATATCCTTCTGAATTTGTGCCCAGTTCGCATTAATTTCAGCTTGACTCATTGAATTGACTTGTTCTCTCGTAAATCCCCCTCCAGTTCCGCCACTAACATGGATTTCTCGGCCAGCAGCTTTAAACTTTTCAGCCACTTTTACTTCTAATGCAGTAGAGAATAAATCATTAAACTTTGACACCCTAACTTTTGTATCTTCTACATCTGAACCAATAACAAAATCTACAAATTTAAGATCCAATCCAACCGCTGATAAACCATCTGATGCAACACTCTGCATTTCTTTCTGATGAAGTACTCTTTCTCGCTCTTCTAGTTGTTCCTGAAGTTGCTTCATCTCATATTCAGCTTTCTCTTGGGCAGTCATAGACGCGGTTTTATAGTTCTCTAATTCCTTTTTTGTTGCATTTAGTTCTTTCGAATATTTAGAGCGCACTCTATCTTCCGCTGATTGTACCATCTTCTCAATAAATGTTTTTGTTGCATCATCTAATTTCGGTTCTTTTTGTTCACCAACTGGCGGTTCTTTTTGCTCTTCAACTAGTGAATCTTTTATATCATCTGCAGGTGATGTTTGTTCATTCTGTAGTGTCTCATCTGCAGGTATTGCAGGATCAGAAAAGAATTGCAGATTTGATAAACGAAACGGTAACCTTGTTAGTTCTCTTTTTTTAAAAAACTGTACTTCCGCTTGCTTTTGTAATTGTTTCATTATTATTCCTCCTCTGAGTTCCTATAATTGCGCCCTATTAAGTTCGTAATCTATAAGCCCTCAAGTGTTTTTTATTATTCAAGAGAGTCTTTCCATTCTTCATAACTAACTGCTGTAATAACCTCATTCTTACCTGTAGTTGGGTTTCTGGCCCTTCTCTCAATAAATGGGCTAACATCCGCTACCTCAGTAATGAAAGTACAGCGGCATCGTACAACTTCTTTAGCAGGTAAATTACTATCATGTGGATATTCGCAACTATAACCACCGACTTTAAATAATCCTTTAAACGGTACTTTTTGATGATCTGCTGCTTGGTGAGTAGGACGCGTACGTTTGTCTAATGTAGAAATCCAAATCTTCTTCATTGATACGCCTTCATCAAAAGCGTGAGAAGCACTGTCATAAGTACCTAAGTTTTGCACCCTAGCACTTTCTGTCCAAGCGACCATTTGGGCTTTCTTCGCATCACTATCAAGTATCGGCTTAATCCGATTTGCCATTGTTGCATATCCTTCGCCTTTTCTAAGACCGATAGATAACTCTCTGCGTATTCGGTTAACTATCTGTACTCGATGTGTACTTAACCTTTGATTGAGTGTCATTTTATCGATTGGCAATTGTACCGCTTGTTTAATGACGTTCGGGTCAAGAAGACCATACGAAAGAGCCACGCCGACTTCTTTCTCGATGAGATAACTCGTATAATAAAAAGACTCTCCATACTGATTGGAGAGCATTTCATTGAGAGTTTTCTTTTTCTCATATGTTATTTCATTAATTACTTGTTGCAGTTCACTTTGCATGCTCTTATATCGATTGAATCGGCGCATTTCTTGCATACTCAACTGCTCACTTACCGCATATTTGGCATAATAAAAAGCCAGTATTCCTCTGACTTCTTCTAAAGCATCTTTATACAGGTAGAGAATCGCCTTTTCCAGTTCGTCCTCTATCTTTTGGAGGTGTTTCTGCTTCTTGTCCCATTCCATTAGGCTCACCTACCTTGTCAAGATTCATGGAATCCGCTTCTTCTTCCTGCATCTTCTGTATCTCCGTTTTCGGATCAGAAACAACAGACAACATAGATAATCGTGTTTCTTCACTTACTAAGCCTTGTAGTTTAGACTGCACATCAGCTTCATCAGCTAAGTTGGCTGGAAGGTTTCGCGTAAATTGAAACGTCATACAAAGGTAGTCTAGTTCTCCTTTATTTGAGCGTAAGTTCCAAGCATCAAACAATAACTTAAATTGTTGTCGCAATGACTTAGTAAACTTCATTTCTAATGTTCCTGATTTAGTTTCTAAAGCTAATAACTTGTAACGAATAGCAACACCAGTAAGGTTACCACCAAATGATTCATCAGAAAGGTTCACATGCTTTGTGAAACGGCATATATTCTTTTCTAATCTGTCGAGATGGTGTTCAAGTATGTTGTCATTAAGGTCCTTAGTTAAGAAAGAAGCCTCACCATTCTCACCTACATCAAGAGCTCCTGTTTGTTTTAGCTTCTCGATAGTATCATCATCTATATCAACGCTTTTAAAGATCATATAAGCCAGACGAAACTGTTCAATCTCACTGTTTACATCGGAAAACGAACGGTCGTAACCTTCAATAAGTGATATAGCTTTATCTACATCTCCTTGTAATTCTTCATTGTTAGGAAACCCAATAAGTGGCACACCTTTAAATAAGTTAGGAATACGTTCAGTCTCTGTTAACTTATCTAAATCTTCACCAGTGTACTCAATAATGTTTGTTTCATTGTAAAACTCTACTTTGTAACCATCCTTGAAATCATCGCCATCAATTACTTTGATTGGATAGCAGCGTATAGCGTATTTAGGTTCTGCAATGCTTGAATTCGTAAGAAATATAGCTTCGTAAGGTTTGATATTCATAACCTTTTCGATGCCTTCTTTATCGTGATACAGTAGTCTCGCTCCGTATCCACAAATAGAAGCGAACTTCCCTGTTTCTGCGTCAGCATCCTCAGTATGATTCGCTTTTAAAAAGTCCTGAATACGTTTCAATACTTCATCATCTTCATGATCTAAGCTGTATGAGATAGGCAACCCAAACATATAACCGATTTTTGTATCAATAATTTCAGAAAAAAAATCATTGTTTAGCTTATTGTTAACCTTATCTTTATTACCATCACCTTTAAACTCGCGAGTAAAGATAGGCACACCCTTTTCACTTGCTTTGTATCGCTCGTACCTGTTAATCATGCGTTGTTTTAATGGTTCAAACTCATCAATAATTTTTTTTAGTAACTTTGATGTAGGCTCGCCATTTTGTTCATCCAGCAACGGAATATAGTGTTCAAACATCGTCTCACCTCCTTAATAGATTGACTTAACAGCCTTAGCTTTGTTATTAGTTACAACAACTGTATTTACAAAGTAACGATCACCATCCATTTGGTGGTCATTCTCTTTATTTGGTTTATCTTCACCACGAGCTGTAGCTTTTTCATCCCAAGTATAAGAAGCGTATTCACGGAATGTTTCTTTACAGCAGTCGTTGTATTTTATCTTCTCTTCATTAAGAAGTCGCGCTACATTTCGTATGCCATCTATAACTTCATTCTTAGCTTTAAGCACTTTGAATCGATTCTTTTTCAATAAAGCAATAAATGAAGCTGCTGATGGGTCAACTATAATCCCACGAATAGAAATATCTCCGACGAATTCTTTTAGGTCGTCAAGATACTCATCATCTGTCTTTTGCCGTGAATTTTTACGACCATCATAATGGTACTCTTTTGTTTTGTACCATATACCTTTACACAATCCCCATAGTCCATATGTCATAGGGTTCTGTGTACCATAGTCACAAGATACATAATACTTCTCGTATTCTCTTTCTACTGTTTTTACAACATGCTTTTCTTTGTTAAACATGTCATATACAATACCTTCTGCAAGCACCCATAAACCTAAAATGAAGCGTTGAAAGAAGACTCCACTATACATACGATAGTATCTTTGCTTCACTTTTTCAGATAAAGAAAGATTATCGTCCATTGTAAAATGAATATGTAGCAGGTTCTTGTCTTCCTTATTATCTATCCATTCAAGTTTAAACCAATGATACGGGCCGGCAGGGTTACAGTTAAACCAATACTTTGAGCCTTCAATAGAACAACGTCCTGTCGCTTGGTTCACAAAGCTTTGTGGCATAAGAGCAACTTCATCAAAAAACATACCAGCTAATGTAATACCTTGGATAAGTTCTTGTGATGATTCGTCCTTACCACCAAATATATAGAAATGATTCGTATGGCCATCTTTACTAATGGTAAGCATGTTCTCTGATAGATGGTCTTTCACTTTATATTTACGTGATTTTAACATCTTTTTTAATGGAGTAATTACGTTGCGTCGCAGTGATCCAATTGTTTTACCTGCCATACCTAGGTTTTCACCATTAAATGTTTCAGTTCCCCACATAACATAAGAAAGAGCCATCGAAACAGTTTTGCCAGCACGAATAGAACCATCGCATATAATGCCGTCATGGTCCTTCACAGGTGAATCTTTTCTCCACCAAGTGAGTACTTGTAATTGTTTCTTTGAGAATGGTCTAAATTTAAAAGGGGCAGGTTTAAGTTTCATCTTCCCACACCTCTGCTGTTTTACCTTCTAACGCATCGATGAAACCGTCATCTTCATACTCTTCACCTTCATCACCTTTAATACGAGAAGTATCTGCTTTAATTTTATCAATTTGAGCTTTCTGCACTTCCATCTGCATTTTGTGGCGTTCTTCTTCGATTTTACGTTTGAAATTGTCAGGTACTAAGTCAAAGTACTGAGATAGTTTGTCCAGTGCTTTCATCTTGTCAGCAAGTTTTACTGACACGCCATCTTTTCCGAGTTTTACTTCGGTTATTATAGAACCATCAACCATGTCAGCCTCGTGTAAATCTACATAATTTATGATACGAGTTATTTCTTTACCGGATTCATCTTTCATCGGGCCAAACATCCCCATTACAGGTACTTCCTTCTGTCCAAAGGTTACATAGTTAGTAATATCAGCAAAAGCAATCTTAATGTACTCTTTAAGCACATCCATCGCTTCCACAAATACATTCTCGATTAACTCACCTTTAAGCTCTTTTATATAGGAAGAAACTCGTTCACGTCTTAGCAATCGACTAGCCTGTACATGAGCACCGTCTTTGGAGTATCCAGCCTTCAGTGCAGCTTGTGTACCATTGAAGTATTTCACATAATACAAACAAAAGAGCCTTTCCTTTTCGGTCAGCTCTTCATCCTCTAAGATCTCTTTCAGTTTTTCTTTCGTTTTGGGATTTTTAACATTAGTAACGCTCCTTTTCGCAATAGTAACGTTACCATTCATTTGTTCATCCCATTTGTCTTGTGATTTCCACTTTCTGATTTGCGAAGGCTTAAGGTTTAACTCAGCAGCAATATCAATTAATGGCTTCTCACCTTTACTTACTTTATATATTTCAAATGCTTTATCTCTGTCCGGGCTACGTTGTCTAGCCATAACCACCACCTCACGATAGGCTCTATTAGTTTTTTAAGCTTTTAGGAATTCTTCCATTGTTTTATCGAGCAAACTAACCATTGCTTCTCTCTTTTGCTTTGGTGTTGTGTTATCTTCTAACTCATTAAATATTGGAATTGCACTTTCTAATTTCTGTTTATCGATGCGCTCATTTACAAGATCCTGTCCCAACATCGAAATGAATGTACCAATTGCAACCGCTTGTTCTTGTTTAGTTAGTTTCATTGTTCATCATCCTCCAAAATCACTCTGATTTATTCTTGAAATTCTCTAAAACTCGATGTATTATATTTTTGTGTTTTTCTCAGTTCCCAAGCCGAGAATACATCATCACTTCTGAAAGGACCCGAACTCCAGCGGGTTCTTTCTTTTATTCCTTTCCTTGTAAATCTATTTATTTAAATGTAAAATTATAAATAAGTTCTAACATTTTGAATCGAGGTGAAAATCATGAGAAGTTTTGGCTCATTAATGGTCTCTACTGTCTGCTCAGTACTTCTCGTAATTTGGAATGCCTATGAATCCTATAACGGATTCACAACAGGGCGCACATACTACTGGATTAATGGCATCGGAGCTGTTATCTTCCTTCTATTCTTTATCCTCAACATGCGAGATTTCACAAAGAAAAACTACAGAACCTCATAACAATAGGAGTTGATACATATGTGGAAAAAGATTAATAATTATAAGTTTCATCTAAAAGATTTGAAATTTATGACTTGGCTATTTCCAATTGTCGGTTTGTTATATGCCTATGAATTCTTTTCTGGGCTAATGTACCACCAGGAGGTTCGTTGGCTTAAGTTAATATGCATGGCGATAATGATTATAGGATTCATGGATACTAGAAAAAAGCTTAAAAACAAAGATTATAGAGTGGCTTAAATCACCAAACACTCTTGAACTCATTTTCGAATCATTGTATTATATTTTCGGGTCTTACTTCATAAATCATTATCAGGAGAACCTGCAGGTTTGCAGGTTCTTTTTTTATAAAATAAAAAAGCAGCGGATTCGCTACTTTAACTGATTACTTATATTTCAAAATTCCTGCCGTAGCTGTTCATATTCCTCCATCATAATTCCGCCTCTTTTAATTCTTTCGCTTTAGCATAAATAGTAGAACGCGGAACTCCCGTCATTTTCGAAATATCATTTACACTCAAACCATTCTCTTTCCTATTAAAGAATAAGTTCATAGCCTGCTTCACCTGTTTTTCATCCTGCCCCTTACGCCCCATATGTTTTCCCATTGCTTTAGCTCTTTCTCTTCCTTCAGCTGTTCTTTCGTTAATTAAATCCCTTTCAAACTCAGCAATAGCCCCTAGCATAGTAAACATCAATTTACCTGCTGGTGTAGAAAAATCAATTTGTTCTTTAAGAAATACCACCGCTATTCCTCGATCAGCTAATTGATTTACAATCTTATGCAAATCAAATATTGATCTAGCTAAACGATCTATTTTACAAACAACAAATTTATCTCCTTCTCTCATATACTCTAATGCCTTTTGTAATTCTTCCCGATCACTATTAGCTCCACTGTACTTTTCAGAATATATCTTTTCACATCCATATTCTATTAACCTTTCAATTTGTGCATCTAAGTTTTGATCTTTTGTACTCACCCTGGCATAACCAACGATAGCCATCCAAATCACCTCAAAATAGTCTAAAAGTCTTAAGAATTATATACTTTTATTTTAGACTATCTTTTAGACATTAACAACTATCTGTTTACAAAGTTTTTACCCTATACATTTCAACTGTACAAAAGGGTCAACTTTTAGACAGTTAAGTAGGACATTTATTTTCGTTCGTTGTGTTCGCTTGTTTTGTTAGGTATTAAATTAAATTGAAACTGTATCCTTCGAGTTAATAAGTACTAATAAAAACATAATAAAAAAGAGTGCGATTAAGATATGCACTCTTTCAAAAAAATTTACCAATCTCTATGTTCACCATGTTCATTCTCATGCTCACGATCACGGTCATGATTACGTCTACGACGACACTCATCACAATCGCAGTCACGTCTACAATGACAGTCGTTAAAATCGTTTCTTCTTCGTCTACGGCCACAACCGCAAAATACTAAATCATCCCAAAATCTATTACAATCTCGAGAATGTCCAAAATTATTATCCCATCCCATAGATATGATTCCCTCCTCTAAAAATAGAATTCATCATATTCTATGATTAAAAGGTAGAAATAGTTTGTTTACTAGTCTATGTTTCAAACTAATAATATTTCAATTTGCAAGTCTATCTCACGTCTTATCTTTCCTTAACAACAAACAAGACGCCACCCAGATCATGGCAGCGCCTACGATAATTGCTATAAACTTAATCAAATTTATTTATCCTCACATTATTTATTTCTTTGTTTCCATACCCCATTCTCTTTACGATAAGTATTCTTGCCATCCATGAAGTCAGCTGTACTACCCGGAATTCTATATTTCTTATTCTTTTTCTTAGCCTTCTTCTTCAGCCTTTTCTCTTCTTGAACAGCTTGCAAATCCGCCTTCCATTGTTTCAACAAATCCTTTTCACGTCGCATCGAATTTGTACCCCTCGGATTAAAATATAAATCAAATAATTAGATTCTACCTATTTATATAGAATCCTTTAATCCAAATGTACATTTTTTCAGACTCTCGTTTAGCATGTACCAATTTCTGTTTTTTCTTCTATATAGACCAACGGTGTATTATAATTCTTTATATACCCAAGGAGGTTTACCATGATTAAATTTCATAAAACATTCCCCATCTTAGGATTCTTTTGGTTTTTATACGGTTTCATCGGTCTCGTCTTTTTATTACTATTCCTTAGCGTGTAGTAACCGTTCATGTAAACATATTTTTAATGTGTAATTTCTATATAACAAAGAAAAAAGCACCCGTTATGGATGCACTCTTTTAAGTTTGTGTATTTTATACGAAGAAGCGCTAAGATTATTTCCGTTAAATCCATGTAGATAACCTTCGTAAATTTCTATGACTTGGAATTTTATATCCCCATCAACATTAAAGTTATTCTCTTTTTCAGTTATTACTATATTATTTCGATTTGAAAAATTTATGAAATCTCGAATTTGTCCCTCTGTATAAATACCATTTACCTTTAATTCCCGTAAAATTTCATCATCGTATACTGACATTACATCCTCTCCCTTCATTACTATCAATTCGACAGAAAAGGAGATTCTCCTACATAACAAAAAGCCATTACCAAAGTGACAGCTCTATGGAGCTGGTCAATACATTAGCTGTCGCGGCCCTTAGCTGACCAATATCGAATTATAAAGGATTTATATCCAAGACGTATATGTTTGAACCAATACACTAGAGGGACGGAAGGGGAATGATTCCGATGTATTGGCTCAAACAAAGAGTGGAACTCTTTGCCCTCGTTTTGGTCATTAATAAGAACCTTGAGTAATTACTAATGTACGAGATACGTATACTTTTTAGCTTTTTAGAATGCAAGTGTCACTCAATCATGAGCAACCACCCCCATTCCGTTTTCAAGAACCGACATATTGGAGGGAAATAGACTTATATTTATTATCAACCCAGAGGACGCATTCCGAGCTGATCGATAAATACAAATTAGAAACAGTATGACGAATGCGAGTTATCTCACACCCGCCACACTGGAATATGTCATTGTTATACATTCATTGGTCTTTTCGTCTTAACGCGGGTTCTTACCGCCTTGCCCGCCCTACTATGCGGTATACGTTACCGTGACATTCTCGCATAAGAACGTTTCACTTATAGGTGTACTAATCCTCTTCGATATGCGGTTGTCAAAGAACTGTCCAAAAGCTCTTGAATGAGCTTGTATATTAAGAATACCGTTGATTTCATTATCAAAATTCCCCCATTTTATCGGGATTTTCTCGTTATTTTTTCTTTTATATGTTCATCACAAGCTACTAAATTAATAAACCTATTTTTTCGATCATCACTTTCTTGGGACCCGCCGAAAAAATACGAATATTGCACACTAAGAAGTTTTACAAAAGATACAAGCTAATTTTTCTACGTTAAAGATTACGACCTTTATGTTTTATCTAAGAATTAGAAAAAACATCCTTATTTCCTACTCAATCATAAAAAATGGTGAGAAAATATAATCAAATACATTACTTGAGGTGAAAAGATATGGAAAAACGATTTTATCATCCTAGGCGAAATAAAAAAGATTTTATCCCTGTTTTCATAAATAATAATCAGCATCAAACCGTGACCCATTTTTTACATACTGCTGAAAAATTAGTACCTGCGTTGATTGAAGATTTATCAAAATTGATACCTTTATATACGGAGACAGAGCTACTATATGAAAACAAGGAAACTCGAGAATTCCTAGATGAATGGAGAATTATTAGTAGTTCGAATGAAAATTATAAACCTCAATTGGTACCTTTAAAAAAGGCTCTCTTAAACTGGGCAAGGAAATATAATCTTGTAGCGGAAGATCAGGAAGATTCAATGTTTCTTGAAATCGGACTGTGGGCAATACCTTCTTTAAGGGATCATCCTGAAAGCGTAGAAGATTGGAGAGAATTTCACAAGGGACTAGGTAGACCTATCCCTGCAAATTTCATCGAATGGTCAATTACAGAAGTTATCTACTTTGAAGATGATTCAGATGATATAGAATTAGCTAAAAATAATAAAAGATTTTCTTTTGATAAAGAAATGCCTTTTATTTTCACACCAAATTCCGAAAATATAAATCAATATCAGATAGTAAAAAAAGACGATGAAGCAGGAGATTTTGAAGAAATCTTATTTGATTATAAATCTGATGTATTAGCTGCTTTCAGTGGTGATAAAAATAAAATATTTGGTTACCGCGGATATGGCTGGGATCCTAGAATGTATAGTTGGGGTGAATTCGAGAAAAAATTAGACTTAGCATATAAAAAATATAAAGAATTATATCGGGAACGTACAGAAAATTTCATGAAGGAAAATGGGTACGTTGAAGGAAAAGAAAAAAGGAATATGGATCACTTTGACTGGTTAGTAAGGTATCAAATACAAGAATGGAATACTAAAGAAATTGCCGACTATTATAGTACAAATAAAAAGGTAATTTCCGAAGATACTATTAGTAAAGCACTACATAATACTGCGTCTTTAGTTGGGTTTAAATTGAGGGGTAAATAAAAATTCGAAATTCATCAAAAAACGAAGATTCCGTATGCTAAAGAAAATTGACTGTATGCCTAAACAACTTCCAAATACCCGTATTCCTTTGACCTATACTAAAAAACAAGCATATATTTGAACTGCACCCTAATTGTTAGACACAGTCTAACAATAGGAGGTGCAGTTTTTCTATGGCTAAATTCCTTATCTTGTAACAGCACATCCCAAAATTCATTATTAACTGCTCTCTTCTTAGTAATATTTAAATCATCCCTAATGCCGTAGCAATCAGCCGAACCGCATTTTTTTTCTTAACATAGTATGGATCCTTCTTAATTAACAATTCATTATAAATGTAATCGTCCTTTAATTTCTTGTTACTTAAATATTTCATCCTAATGATATTAACTTCATCCTCATCTAATCCGTAATCCAATACCCTTTCTACCTGTCTGAACTTAATTTCATTAATATGCTTTGTATCACGAATTTCAGGAAATGGACTAACACCCTCCCGTTTTTGCTCCTCTTTATTTTCAATACATATTTTTAAAACCCTGTAGTCTTTTAAAATTTTTATGACTTCCTTTTGAACTTTTCTTTCAGTTTCCCTATCTAGTTCTGGAAAGAATGTTAATTGCTCCATCTATAATCCCCCTATTTCTGAATTTTGGTTTTTACATTCACATCAGGTACGTGAAATTTTAATATCTCTTTATTGAATAAGGGAACCATGCACAGGGAGTAGCCCCCCACCATCTACCCTGAATGGTTCCCTTATTCATTAAGCCTTTAATAATTTACATTTCTTGTTGACCATCTTCTCTTTTGCTGCTTCAATATTATTCGCTACCTTTTGATAGTCCTGATCAAACTGAATCATTCCATCAAATATAACTGGCGCTACTACTTCATCAATATATTGTAAGTAATCAACTGGCGCTCGTTCTGTCTGTTCTACTAAGTATCCATAAATATCGAAGTCTGCTCTTGGTATAGACTTCTTGCCCTTCGGTTGATGAGACATCCTTACATAAGATTGAATAACTGATAGTGGTACAACGAATACTGACTTATCCTTACTGAATTCTATAAGAAAGAAGCATATCGCTCCCATCTTCTCCGCTTTCTCCAGGTAATCCAATTGATGCTGCGCAATGTTCTTTAAATCAAAACGTGTATCTTTCTCTGTAGACTTCGCTTCAAATGCGATAGCTCGTCCCTTATACACACCGTCATAGTCAACTGTACTTTTAGCTTCATAGAATCCATTTAGTACACGGCCACCTTTACTTTTCAACACCTTAACAGGAGTCGGACGCTTGTTTATAAGCGCCACTCCACTTCTTTGATACATTTCATTCGCTAGATTGATGAGCATTTCAAATGCCATCCCACGGTTTCCTAGTCCCATTGTTATTCCTCACTTTCTATTAAAAGGATTATTTTGTTTAAATTTAGCTTAATTCTCATCAGTAATTATCTAAAAATTGAAAAATCGTTATATAATGAACTTAAATTAAGATTAGGAGTGGTTAAAATGCCGGATACAATAAGGCTCGTTCTTTTCATCCTTATAGCAATTAGTGCTGTTTTCTCTTTAATAAAAGAGTTTAAAAAACCTGAGAAAAAAGCAATTTGGATTACGATTGAATTTTTAGTTCTTTTCTGGGCGATATGGGTAATAGCGAATATCATAATCTAATTTATAAATTATGATTCCCCCGACTAAAACTCAATATTCCGTCAATAATATAGATAGGCGATAGCCAAAACCCGTTTAATGAAGTCCCTAGCCTTTCTCCTTGTTCCCCCTTGGAGAACCGAGCAGTTAGCTTTTGCTAGCTGCTTTGTTGTGTAAAATAAAGCATTTATAAAAAGCTTTCTCAACACCCAATATATGGAATTAAACTTCCTTTTATGGTAACTTATTGGTAATCCCATAAGGATCTATCGTTCCATTAACAGGATCCGTCCCCTAATCGGATCCTGTTAAATATTTTCTATTAAAATAGCGTTTTTATTAAAAACACTCCTAAACAAATTGCATATACTAAACCGAATACTCTCTACAGTACATTCACCTTTAGGGCGCCTTTCTCCCAAGGCGCTCTATTCATTTATTGTTGGTTTCGAAAAGTACTTTTCACCTTTTAACTGGACAAGCATATGTTATTGTACGGAGACTCCCACTCATAGGAATCTACCTTTCTTGTCCAAGAGCACATATATTGTGCTCTTTTTTATGGATATATAAGGATTTTTTTAAAATTTTTTTAACCTTATTAATTCTTTTACATACAGTATTATCACAAGGAATTCAATAAGTGCTCCGGTCTAGTTACCTTGAATTTCTTGCAAACCTTGTAGGAAGAATCCGTTTATAACAAACGGATTCCTTTATTTATCCATCATAAAATAACTATTTTGTTCAATTCATTGATACATTTACGAAACATTCATGTGTTATCTTCAGTAAGTTCTTTTCTTTTCCTAAATTGTGTGAATTATACCCACACAAAAAGCTCTAGATCCCTAAATCTAGAGCTCCTTCGTTTTAATAACTATTTTGTTCAATTTGTTGTATAGACAACTATATATTTAGGTGTTAAAATATTATTGTGACTCCCACATGGTTCACATACGACTTTTTTCTTCGATTATGGGGTTCTTACGTAATAGTAAGGGCCATTTTTTTATTTAGTGCCCTAGCCAGTAAATCCGAGGCCCATATTTCTCCTTTCTGATTCCAATAATCCCAACGTTTCTACTGACGCTATGACGTCTACTGGTGCCTCGTTCAATCAAATGGGTTTTTTGCTCTTTAAATACGTCATAACGCTATGTCTCCTAATCTAAATTCATTATCTCTTCTAAGGTTCTATCGGAAATATACGTGGCGATAATCTGTATCTTTCCGTATTTTCTTTTTGCCATTTCTATAGCTTCGCTCTCGGACTTCGCCTCAAACCAACGAAGCTTCCACTTCTCATCCTTATCGTAAAACTCTACTGAGTACGTCATAACGCTATTACGCTTCAAGAATTTATCCACGGTACTTGTTGCGGTATAATCAAAACTTCCGACTACATCCTCCAGTGTTAGTTGTTTCATGCCCCTAACCCCATTGGACGCGATTTGATTTTGTTCTTATCTGCCTGATCCATAATTAATGCGGCGATTTCTAGTTGATGCCTTCCTAGCTCTTTTGCTATTTCAAGAATATCTTTATCCTCATCCCACATTTCTCTTAATCGAATCACTTCGCTTTCATCAAACACTAAGTTCAACTCTTCTAAAGCAATATATAAATTAAGACGCGACTTCTTCATGTACTTCCCCTGCTGCAACGCCATTGTGTAATTCTCCTTTTCCAAATCCGTTCCAAGTCGTGGCATCCCATTTCCCCTCCAGTTGTAATTGATGAATTGCTCTTAGCTCCGCCATAACGGCATGACGTCTTCTATCCACTTCTTCAGGACTGCGATTCCCTGCTTCGCAAATACACGGTGCAAATTGATAGCAGCCATTCCACATATCGTTGCTAATTACTCCCGTTCCTTCACATACACACATCGGTTATTCCCCCTTTAAAATGGCAATGCCTTTCTTCTGTAATCCTTTGTTTCTTCGAATTTTATTGTTCTAAAATTATTAAGAATTCGTGATACGATTCGCTCGTCATATGCCTCATCTAAACGCTTTCCTGTGAGGTTTGTCGTGAAGATAGTAGATTTACCTTGCCTACCATCGAAAACATCGAATAGTACCCTATTAATGAAGTTTGTTGCTTTCGTATTGGCATCTAATGCGCCTAACTCTGCTCCTAAATCATCGACAATTAACACTTCTGCTTTTACTAGACTTCGAATGATTGCATCTTCAGTTAATGTTGAATCTTTACTGAACGTACTTTTAATCTTCCTTAGCAATTCGCCAACTGTAACGAAGACAACTGACTTCCCTGCTCCTGCAAGTTGGTCCGCGATAGCATAAGCAAGATGTGTTTTCCCTGCCCCGCAATTCCCAGCCATAATTGTGTTAAATACTTTTCCATTGAGGTAATCCGTTGCAATGGTTTTTGCAAGTTTAAGGTTCTTCGTTCCTTCCTTGCTAGTAGGTTTGTAATTATCAAAATTAGCTTGTTTAATATTGCTATCGGCAATCATGCTTTGTTGATGGAACATGAACTTCTTCTCGTTTGCTTTATCCGCTTCGTATTTCGCTTGTTCTTGTTGCTGAAGCTTCTTACTATCGTTTTCAAGGAAGCATCGAGGGCAAACAACTTGTCCACCGAAATTCATCTTATTCATGCCATGTGTATCACACACATCAGAATCCATAGTCATATTCACCTTTTTGGCTATATCGGTTGGTATTGCTGCCGCTGCTCTCTGCATTGTTATTCGCTCCTTTTTTACAATTCATTTGGATAGTTAGTTGGTCGAACTTCTCCCGTAGCTTTTTAGGAGATAAAATGTTACCTTGCCAGAACGGATCAGCTTGGCACCAATCAATAACATCCTTAATCTCTTGTGGTTCTCTGTTGTCACGTTCTCGCATTAATCTAAATTCATTTGCCCAATTATTGAAGTTAGGTTCTTTTTGCTTAGGATTATTACCCTTGATTTTTTCAAACAGATACTTAGCCCCGTTGGTGTCGCAAGGTTCAAACTTGTGACGAGGAGTCTTTTTTTCTTTTTCTTTTTCTTTTTCTTTTTCTTTTTCTTTTTCTTTTTCTTTTTCTTTTTGTCCCCGTATCGTGTGACGTATCGTCAAGACCCGCATAAACACTGACTTTTTGTACTAACGAGGTGTTTTCTGTTCGTTCTAGCACCAGTCGTACTAACGATAAATCTTTAATACTTTTAAGCTCTTTCTTTATGCAATCCTCAATCGGCTTGCCCCCTTTGTTAAGGTTGTATTTCCCCCAGTTAAGTATGCAAAGTTCTCTAGTTTCTTCGTTATAAACTACCAAATCATGATGATTAATAAAGCGATCCAATAAAGCTTTTGCACTTTCAATTGAGTAACCCAATTCAAAAGCCATTTGTTTTCTAGTTATCTGATAAACTCCAATTTGGTTTGTATGCTCATTAGTCATTAGATAGAGGTAAAAGTATTTATCCTCTGGCGTCATCTCTTCTGAAACTCTTGCATCTGACCAAAATGAAGTTTGAACGTGTCTGTATTTCGCCATTTAGTCCACCTTCTTCATCCAACATTCATAGCTCACATTGTCTTCCATGCCAGTAAACCGAACCTTTTCTCTTCCCCTAAATTTACCTTCATGATAAAAAGTTCTTTCTGCCCTATATATTCGTTTGATTGGCGTTACATAGTCATAACCGCGTTTTTCTAAATCCCGAACTGCTGTTAACATCTCTTTCATCGATCCACGCCTTACAGGTATCTTAAACATCACGCATTCGCCCTTTCGCATACCGCTATGTCGCCTTGAATTTTTATTATTTTATATCCTGGGTAGCGATCGGGAGTGATGTACTCAATCGCTTTTACTCTTGCTTCTTTTTCATTCCGTGCGCCCTTCCACACCCACTTCGGAAGGACGACTTTAGATTGACTTTTGTCTAACATAGGCTTAGCATCTCCTTAGTTTGTTTGTTCTATTTCTTCTACTTGTTCTTGCTCTTCAATTTCAGAAGTTTCTTTTTCAGCCTGTTTAACCCACTTTGTTAATTTCTTAAGTACTTCTCCAGCTTGTTTTAATGTCAATTCGCCAACTTCTTTAATACTTAAGTGTCCTTTAATCGTGTCTTCATCAACTTTTCGAAGAGTAGCTAATTTTTTTATGTTTAATTTGATTGCACCAACTTGTTGAGCAGTAATCATTTCCTCTTGAATCTCAGGTAAATCTTCACCTGCATAGATGTATAATCCTAATCCGTGAAGTGCAATTGCTTTTACTAAGCAACGTTGGATACTTGTGTTAATGTCAAAGCTGTTAGGCTCTGCAATCGGCTTGTTCTGATTGTTAAGTATCGGGTGAATCTGACTTAGTGCTATTCCTTGTACAGTTACTTCAACTTCTACAAAATAACCACAATCTGTTTTGAGGTAAGGAACTCCATCAAATCGTTTTACTTCCCATGTGGCTGTTGGATCTACTTCACGAAGCTTTTTAACCGCCCATGCCCATGATAAGTAGTTAAAGCGACCTTTTTTTTCAACATGTTCCGTGCAATCAATTTGAGCTAATTTAGAAAAATAGTTTTTAGTTGTCATATGAATCTCCCTCTCTTTTAAAATGGTGATATTTCTGTTTGTTTACTAGCTTCATACACTTCCATAAGTGACTGCAATCCGTATTCATAAGCTACAACCATTGATGCAGCATTAGGTTCATCGCTTTGCTTATATCGTTCAACTAGACTCTTCATAATTTGAATTTCAGCTTCAATTTTGTTTTGTAGGACCACCTTATTCACCTGCTACTTTCTTCATCGAATGTTCTTCAACGTACTGTTTGATGCATTCGGATTCGGTAAGGATTGGATCACCACTAAAATCAAGGTACCCTTCTCCGTAGAAGATTTCTCCACCACACCCTTGGCAATAATCCATGAAGTTTCTTGCTGATGAATCGTGATCGTTTCCGTAAGTAATTGGATTTTCAATCATTTTTTTGCATTCCTCCTTATTTACTGAGAGAAAACTTATGGTATAATATGGGTAGCTAATTTTAGGGAATGTTTTCTCTACAGCGCTCGTTGCCATCGAGCGTTTTTTATTTTTCAATAGCTAGCTTTCTGAAAGTTTGTTAAAATTTAGTTACCGATATGTGTAACAACTGGCCTGTGTTTCTGTACGGGCTTTTTTGATGCTTTCACATATCGGAATATCCAGGAACCTCTCAATAAGGTGGAGAATCCCTATTAAATCCCTGAACATTCAGACAAGCAAAGGTTTGTCTACGTTCATAATTCTGTAAAATCTTTATATAAAAATTTAATGAACTATGTGTTAAACTTATTACATTCCAAGAAGTCCTTTACTTTTAGAATCGACAATTCTTCAATACCCTTAGTCTTGCCCTGCATCCCCTTGCAGGGCTTTTATCATTTAGCTAGAGTGATATACCTCTTGTATGTTTCCTCAACCTTATCTGCGCTGTTATATACACCCTTTGCTCTTAAATCCTTTATAATCCACAAGATTTTCTTTCGTTCATATTCATCACGCTGCTGTTTATTTGTCATCTTGTGACCATCCTGTCTTTTTATCCCAGACATCAATTCTGTATACTAGGTATACAGATAAGCATATTGCTGCGGATACGATTACTAATGATAATGTGCTTTCCTCCATCATTTACATCGCCTCCCTATCCATTTCTGGAATAATTCCGCGTTTCGTTAGAATTTCGTGGATGAAAAGTCTTCCTTTTTGCGTCCAACGAGTATTCATTTTCACTGATCTACTACCATCTGTATGCACTACATCAACTGTTTTCGATTTTGTGTAACCTTTGTTTTGGTGTTTGGAGTAAAGTAACCATTGATTATTTACCTTGTACTGTACTTTTTCATCATTTAGGATTTTATTAAGCTTCATTGCTGACAAACCATAATCAGCTGCAACCTGCGAAACCGTTACTGTATCTTGCGATTGAAGAATTTGATCTAGGTATGTAATCTTTGATGCATTTTCTGCAATCTGTTGTGTTAACATAAGATTCTTTTGCTCTGCAATCTGTCTAGCTTGTTGTTCCTGCTTCAGTTGTGATGCAAGACCAATAATTAAGTCTGGATCTTGAAGTAGGGCGTTGATTGTTTTCGGCGTCATGTATGCTCCGTGTTTTCTAATAGAAGGTAGCACTTCGCTTGTTATCCATTTTCGAAATTCTTTTGCTTTCTGAGTTTCTGATTCGAAAATCAGCTCATACAATCCATCTTCGGTAATGTATGGTTGTCCATCGTGGACAATTACTGATATATCAGCTTTTTGGATGACTTTCTCGATACGATCTTTTCGAAGATAAGTTTTCCCTTTTGCCACTTTCGTATATCCAAGTGACCACGCTACATTTTCAAGATTGAACATTTCCTTACCCTTAAGGTGTATAACCTCTAACGCTCCAAATTCTTGATGATTGAAAACCTGTAACTGCTTCATTTTCTTTCCTCCTCTTAGTTCACAAAAAGTGAACGTTTAGTTAAAAATAATAGTTAACTTTTCGTTAACTTTCTACTAATTCATCAACTGTAACATCATACAATTTAGACAACAAACCCAATCTGTATATACTTGGTTGTCTCTTGCCAGATTCAAGTTGTGAATAAGCGGATTTTGTTGAGTAACCAAGATAATCACCTACATAAGCCTGACTATAACCACGTTTCTTGCGTAACGATTTGGCCTTTTCGATATTTAGTTTCATGTTTATCACCTTTGTTCTTTTCGTTAATTTGATAATAACACAACGTTCACTTTTTGTGAACATAAAAATTTATTTTTTTCTATAAACTTAAAAAGGTTGTCTTTGAGTGAACTTTCCTGTTAAATTTTATATATATTGACTATAGTTAATGAAAAAAAGTAAAAGATAATAGTAGACGGGACTTCTATAAAGGAGAGAAAACTGATGAATCATCAATTGATTAGTAAAAGGGTTAAAGAAATCAGAACGGAAATACTCAAAATGAGCCAATCTGAATTCATTAACGCACTAGGACTAAAAAGTAAATCTGCTGTATCTATGTGGGAGAACGAAGAAATAGATAAATGTCCATCGAGAAAAACTTCTTTAGATATAGCTAAACTCGCAAATGTATCCGTTTCTTATGTATTAGGTGAATCCGATGAGAAGAATCCTGAATTAACAGCGAAGGATGACTTAGAACAAGTAATGATAGATATTCGATCTAAGAATCCTGATAAACAAAAAGAACTTATTGAAATGATAAAACAACTAGTTAAAATATCAGGCGATTGATAGCGTTAAATGCTACCGATCGCCTCTTTTATTTTCAAAAGAATTTCATAAGACTCAGCATCCCCATTATGAGCTGCATTAAAGATTCCTTGTAGATTACTTTCAACTTCAATTAACTCTTTTTCGATTGTATTTTGTTCCATCACCAACATCCTCCGATATTTTCATAGTAGTTTGTGAATTTATCACAATGTATAACTAATATTTAATTTTGAAATTTAGTTAATCCCCCTATAAACAGCGAATGCGATTGCCCCATTAAGAGACAATCGCATTCAATCTATTTATATCGAACCCTTAACCAGAAAATTATCCCATTCCTGTTCCTGGGTCCATTCTAAGCATAATTTGAGTTTGAGCATCCTTTGCTACTTGTTTAGGCTGCTCCTTTTGACCTTTAACAGGAGATACATATAATACTCCGACTAAAGCCAAAGTTGTTACTAAAGCTAGTACTTTTTTCATTTAGCATCACCCTTGTATATTATACTATTTTTATTAATATCTACCAATATTTTTCGAGGTAAATAACTATAAAATTTACACCCTTGCGAGTAGAATAACTCAATTGATTTTTCTAGTAATTTTCTATCTTCCAATGCCATTCCTAAATAACATAATTTCATTGGAGACAGACTACCATTCTCTTTTTCGTACTTTCTTAATATAGTGGCAGCTTTTTCTTTTTCTCCTGTTACTATATATAGAAGCGCTTTCTCGCCCACATCAAAAATTTGTAAATCATACATATCCTTTTGATGGATTATTCTAATGTAAGACCTCATATTTAAAAACTCTTTTTTTCGGTTTTCTGCTTTCTCATAAGATAGTTGGTCTAGCATCTCAATCCCTTTATTTAAATACCATAAAGATTGTTCATAATTTTCAACGTATGATTCACCTAAATATCCTAATGCAGAAATTTTTAATAACCTTAAATAACCTAATTCATCATTAACATTCAATATACTATGGCATAGTTCTCTTGATTTTTCTATTTGCTCGTCCATTAGCAATGCATACGCATACCATTCCTTTACACGGCTACTGTATATATCTTTTATAAATTGGCTAGGAAGTTCAGATATTTTTTCCTGTAATGTTTGTATATACCCATCTAAAAGTTTAAAATCCCTACAATCATACATAGAATATAATGTTAAAATATCAAACATTATTTTGGTTTCTTCATTTTTAAGAACTTTACTCTTTTTCCTATTCTCAGTCTCCGTTAAAAGTTTTTCAGCTGTAAAAAATTTCTTAGCTCTTAACCAAACGAGTTCATATATATATGCCCATTCGTAAGTTTTAGAGTTATTAGATTCAAAGCCTCTTTGAATCGCGATTCTAAGGAGTTCCAAATCCCCTAAAGCATTTCCATACTCCATAGCTATTCTTAAATTCTTTTTACTTTTAGTTTTTTTACAAAATTCATGGATCATATAATTCTTTCCAAGCGGATCTTCATATAATAATTCAACTAACTTTACTACATTTAAAAAATTCAATTCACTTTTCCCTGATAAATTCTTTGAAAACGCAGGGCCACTTATTCCAAGTTCTTTTGAAATACTCTCTTGGCTCTTTTTTTGAAAATCAATTTGATCAACAACTTTAAATAACCAATATTTCATTTTGCTCCTCCTTGCCGGAACAAAAGACACGTAAACCCCATAAAGGAAAACGTGCCACCCTCAATCTATGGTGTGTTATAATTATATGTATAAGATCCGCGACAATGTTCCCTAGGGTAGTAGGGGCAGTGTAAGAGTGTTACCAGCACTACTTGCACCGTGGGTCTTTTTTACGTCCGTTTATTTTATTATTTTCATAATATCATATTTTTCCTAAAATTCAGTCGTATGGTTATCAGAAAAAAGTTGAGAAAGTTTGAAAATAGCTTTATATCAATGCTTTCTCTCGCTTTATTGAAAGGATATGCAATAGTGCATCTTTCTGTATGAAGTACCTATATGCATATTTTACTGTATTAACCTTGAGAGATACGGCTCTCTTTTTTCATTCGTAATTTTGGATACAATTGAAATAATTAAGAAATGGATAAAGTAACGTGGCTAATCGTAACTGCTGGAGAAAAAGAAGTGTTCGAGAACATGTTGTTATGTTCCTTATTATCTGAAGAAGAAATACTAATTACATATTATGAAGATGGTTATATACTCTCTAGCTATATGACTGTTGTTGGTATTGACCAGCAAATAGTGCTGTCATATGTACCGATGCTTTTTATAATAAAATGAAACTTCAATTTTCAAATATAATAGATGTAAAATAGAATTGATATTAAATAAAAAGAATGCAGGTTAAAGATTGCATTCTTTTTATTCATCCTCAGATTCTTCATTTTCTTTTACAGTAAATATATCAAATTTGCCTTTAAAACCTGCTTCTCTAATTTTTCTTTTATATTCTTCTTCTGTTTCATCATATTTAAAATCCGATAAATACCACGTACATTTTTCAGTATTACAAACCTCACAAATTCGTTCTATATATATTAGATCTACTTCAGAGAAAGAAAATCCTATAGAATAAATCTCTTGCACTGAAGATAATTCATTAAAGAAAAGCTCCGCTGAATAGAGAGCACTATTCGTATCCTTTTTTAAAAGTCTATGTATTTTTTCCAAGCTCTCCGTCGCTCCAATATGTGAACTTTCATATTCATCCCTTACATTGCCATGACCAAATAGTATCTCAGAATCACAACTATATTCTGCACCATGAATATGACAAATATTATCTTCATAAACATCATATATATCCTCTAGTACACATGTATAATTAAAAGTGAGAAAGTAGTCATCTTCATTGTCAATTAAAGCCTTAAACTTTTCATTTGGAATAGTATCAGATATATCAATTGATTTAACCCAATCAACGAGAAACTTATGAAATTTTAACATAACACGATAAAACGCATCTGACGTATCTTCATTTCTATATACATTCCTATGTAATTCTTTATCATCATCTAAATCAAAGCAATCTTCAAGGTCGCTAAGGTAATCTTCAAACGGTAAATGTGCTAAACTACTCTCAACATTCCACCAATCATCCCCTTCCACTTGACTAATTGCTTCCCTAATAAACGCTACTGCTTCATTATTATCAACATCAATTCCCCCATCAGGTGTTTCACGAATTGATACGCCAAAAGTAGGCATTAACTTCCTAGCTCTTGGATAGGTTTCCAAAAGATATTTGTGAAAATGCTCATAACTTGTGGGAAGTTCATGAGCCAGATCAAAACCATTCCCTAAAACAAATAATTTACTCAAAAAACTCAACTCCTATATTCCTTATTACTCGCTTGCATATTGCTTCTCCCTTCAATAAAAGAATGCAACAAAAAACAATGCGAGGTTTAACTCACAGATTCAAAGGGTTTGGACATTTGTCCATCCCAGCTAAATAGTACCCACTAAGCTTATATCGTTTTGTGTTCTGTTGTACTGCTATTATATAAAGCTAATATATCAGTATCAAATAATACTGATA